GTTGGCTGTACAGGCGCTTAATCGGTACAAAGTCGTGCGCCAGTATCTGAATGGGTGCCTTCTGTATGGCGGTGCCGTCTTTCTTGTGCTCCGGAGCGGGATGGTAGTAAACCCCACCCCCTGCTGGTCTGATGAACGGGTACAGATAGTCAGGGAAACTTAGGTATTCCTTCGGGAATTTAGACGATATAGTCCCGTTTTCTTGACTTTGGGTAGCCCCGTTATCCCCTCCCTCTGCGTCTCCTGATAGTCCTGAAACTGATGCATTGTCAGACCCCGGCTTCGCGATTCGTAGTTGCTTTCCGATGTGGGTTGGGCTTGGAATCTTGCCACGCCAAGGGCACCCGCTACACCCCCCGGGGTTCTCGTCCTCAAATCGGTTACAGGAGTAAGCCCAGTTTGCTTGTAGACAGTCTCGGGCTTTCTTTTCGGTTTCGCTGGCGTTGTACTCGGGGTGGTCTTCAGACATTCTATGGATTGCTGTATCGCCATCAATACACCTAATGGCGACAGATAGTCCAGCCTTCCACATTGGCTCCGGACAACTAGTGGAGTTTTCAAGGATCCACTTGATTTGGTTACACCCTCGTCCTTCAAGGGATTCAATTGCGATTTTTTCAAATGAGAATTCATAGTTATCCAGTCCCAGCATCTTGCGGGTTTCGTCATCCATTCCTTTGGTGACTTTGGAGAAGTCAAACGCTTCGTCTTCTACTTCACCAAAAAATGGGATAAGTTCTTCTAAGTCAAAGGTTTTTATGTCGTTAACAAATGCCACCTCAAGCGGTTCTTGCCCATTCTCAACGTTGTAATTGAGTGTGTATGGGACACGTAGAACCCTAGCGGCGTCGGCTGGCACATTAGGATCGATCACCAATCCGTGCTGGACACAAAGCTGCTTAAACTTCTTAGCGTACGGCTTCCACTTTGAGGTCTCAATCTCCTCGTTCAGAATCCAGTACACGTGCAGACCATTGCCGGAGTCAATGATGGTTGGCTCAGGCATGCCCGTATCGATCAAGAACTTGGCAAGTCCAGCAAACGCCTCATCCTTCGTGTCGAAACTATTCTTTTCCTTGCCTACGTCGAGGTCTAGGAAAAAACTTTTTATATACAGACTGTCTTCAGCCTTGCGAGAGAAGCCATCAAACGACGCAAGAGCAAAGTAAATATTCGTCGGCGGTTCTTTTTTGAATTCTTCTATGAGCCTAAAAGCTTCTTGTAATGTTTCTCCGTACTTCTGACGAACACTCGTTTTGTTCTTGATGCCGTTTACTACGTATGTCCCTTGCGTCGGCAAGACTGTCTCAAGAAATGTTTTGTACATGTTTTTAGAGACAATAAGGGCACGACACCGTGCCCGATTTAACAACCGCTTACGCGGACTCTTTTTCTTCTATAAGATTGCGCATGTACTGACGTGCCGAACTAAAGTCTGCCAAGGGCAAAACGCCCTTGGCAGTGTCCTCCTCAATGATGCTAAGGAAAGCGTTGATCAGTGGCACTCGTCCTGAACGTATCGGGCCTCCACGAAACCATGTATGAACTGTCATGCGTGATACACCAAAAAACTTGGCGACCAACTTGATCGGTATGTTGGCTTTTATGCAAGCACGGGCCATGACAATCCCAAGATTGTCGTACATGCCGACTTCGTTTATGGCTTCAATGTATTCAGGACTGTAGGACTTAGGCACTTTCTTTCCTTATTTTTTAGCCCATTTCTTCACAAGGTCAGAAACGTCTTCGGCTGGATCAGCTTCGGCTTTCTTCTTCGCTTGCTTGGCAGGCTCTGCTTCTTCTGCTTTCGGGGTCTCAAACGGCTCCTCACCCTCAACTGAGTCTGTCTGATACACAGTCAGTTTGATTGCGCTTTCTGCTGCTTGAGATTTGCTTTGCCGACGCACGATCTCCATTTCTTCCGTAGGCACGGCGCCAGCGGGTGAGAACAGTAGACGCGGTGTCGGCGACTTGGTATCAAACTGCATCTTGGTGACGACTGCCCCAGCACTTACGTTGTGGGAAGCAAGCATCTGAACATAAGGCCGGAAAGGCCAACGCCCATTATCTTCCTTACCAAAAGCGGAAGTGGCGGGTAGGACTAACTGATAAACATTTCCATCCAGTTGTCCCGGCAGAGCAACCGCAGTTCTCCACGACAGACGGCACGCGGTGCCCGATCCGTTCGGACCTGAACCTTTTACGGAGTTTGGGCACGAATCGCAGGAAGGAGCAGGAGGCTCCTTGACCGCTGGATCAGGCGTCTTGGAATCGTTGGACCAACAGGCGGGAGACACTTTGTCCCCTTCCTTGTAAGCCTTCGCATACCATGTGCGAGACGCATTGTGTGCCATCTTTACAAAGACAACGTTCATCGAACGATCTTCATTAACGGCTTGTTCTTTGCCGTTGACCATCATTCGGAAGACGCCGCCCTTAATAGAGATGCGCTTGCTACCACCTGCCATGCCACCTGCAACGGCGGCAGTGTCTTCATCAAGCCCCGTGTTAACAATCGCGGGGTTGTTCTGCAAAATTGCTACTAGATCGTTACTCATTTGACTATTCCTTTACTGGATTAACTACGCGGCTTCAAGATCAAAAGCAGACGTATCAGCCTTTGATGGTTTACGGACGGTGATTACATACTCCCGTGCCACATTTACACCGGGAGGCAAACCATGATCCCGCCTCTCGGACATAAATTCTTCAAAGTTGGACTCATGCACCCGCTTCTGCAACAACTGCGGGGCCTTGTTTTCTAAGACATACTCATAGAAAGAGTCCCAATCAAGCACATGGACGCGGGACTTTACGCTACGCATCACTGTGCCGTTCTTAGTTCTTACGCTGTCAACGTTGTGCTCTGAGCACATGGCTAAAAGTTTAGCCTCAATGGCACTTTGAGCTTCCTTCAGTCGCTCGTCTTCGGTTTTGAATTCGCTGGCGATCCGCTCTCGCTCACGGCGCAAGGCCATGTAATCTTGGGTAAGTTCATCAATGTTCATTCACTGCCTCCTCTAAAACGTTGCGATATAAGTCAACTAACTTCTCATGGATGTCAATTTTGCCTTCCAGCATCTTGTACATCCGCCTCTCGACCTCTGATCCCTCTAAGTGAATCACGGTCATCTTGTTCTTCTGCCCTACCCGATCAATCCGTGCAACGCACTGAATGTATGTCTCAACAGACATCACGGGAGACCAAAAGATAACTGTGTCAGCCGCAGTCAGGGTTACTCCATGCGATGCGGCTTGTGGTTGTATGACTAGCACCCTCGGGTTATCAGTGGTCTGAAACCTATTGAAGATTTCACCTCGGGCTGAAGCGCTAACGTCGCCGTTGATGACCTCGTTGGTGTATCCCTCTTTATTTAAATAATCATGGACAATTTTTATGGTGTGTCGATAAGGGACAAAAATAATTACCTTGTGACTTGCTTCTTCCATTACTTCGTTTAGGACACGTAGCCGTGGGGTAATGTCAAACTCCAGCACCTCACCTGAGTCAGCGTAAACCGCCCCGCCCGACAACTGCAACAACTTAGTTAGCATTGCCGCCGCATTGACCGCGCTGACTTCTTCACCCGACGCCTTGACAAACATCTCGTCTTTGATGATCTTGTAGTACTTCTGTTGTTGGGCGCTTAGTGGTGCATCTCGATACTGATACATGACATCGGGCAAGTCCAAGCACTCATCTTTAGTAAACCTTATGGCTGGCTGAAGCGCATTGAACACGTCGTTCTTCGACGATGGTTTGGGTACGTACTTAAACTTTGTGATCTGATGCATCACACGATCACGCCATGCCGTAAAAAATTTTGGCACGTTTTCAGGATTGACTAATTTGGCAAGGCCAAAAGCATCCAGTGGTGATTGAGAGGCGGGAGTGCCAGTCAGCATCCACAGACCAGTCGTCGGCGTAAGCAGACGCTTCATTGTTTTCCAGCGTTGGGTCGTAGAAGACTTGTAGGCATTGGCTTCATCAATGACGATGAGGTCAAACCCTTCGCTCTGAATCTCATCTTTAACGATAGAAACTCCGTCGTAATTGATGATGACAAAGTCATAGTCTCCTTGAATAATTTTTTTACGTTTGCTCACTGATCCATGCGCTACGGCGCATGTTCTGTGCATGGCTACTTTAAAAATATCGGATTGCCAAGCCGAGTACATGATCGACAGAGGGCACACAATCAAGACTCGATTGAGCAAGCCCATGGTCATTAGGTAGTCTGCGGCCCATATGACTGAGGATGTCTTGCCAGTCCCAGCCTCGTTGAAACAAAAGCCCCGCTTGTTGTTGACTAAAAACGCGGATGTTGTTTTTTGGTGATCGAACGGCTGGTACAAGCCGGGCCAATCATAAGTCTCATCTAAGAACTTCACTACTTTTTGCATCACTGTCCTTTACTGTAACGCCGCGCTTCCAGTGCGAGGCAACTATGTGAGTGTCGGGCCTGACACGCTGGAGGCTATATGTCACAGATCATAAGTTTTAGCGCCGCCCGACTGATGTGGTTTTTGTGCGGTCCACTCACACCTTATGACCGGGATAAGGCCCACAAAGAAGCCCTGCACAACCTTAATTATACGGAGACCAAATTATATGTCAAGTCTTTTTTCGTTCTTTTTTGCTTTTTTCAGAGACCAACTTCTTAGAGGAATCCCTAAGAAACGATCTGTTCGCAGACGGCGACGTTATGGTATAGCCATCCTTATTACTGCCACCATTAGATAAGGCACGTTTGTGGGCGATGTCTTTGCCCTCACGCATATCGGCCTTGCCGTTGCCGTTTAGGTCTTTGCCTTTCTTGTCAACTGCGCGTCGTGCGCGTTGACGTTCCATCCGGTCTTCATGTTCGCCCCGGGCCTTTTGTTGCTCGTACTCTTTCTTGTACGGTCTTGGTTTGTTCACGTATGGCATGTCAGCACCTATTAAATTCACAAGTGGTTACGGGACAGTAGCCGCACAACGGCGTGGGGTTGGGCGTCCACTCATTGTTTTCAAACGCTTGCTCTAATCGAATAACCTTCGATTCAAAGACAGCCCACAACGAGTCTATCTGATCTCGCTTGTAATCTTCTGAGACAAGTCGGTTCTTCAAGATAAAGATCAAAGCACCCTTGAGTTCTTGCACCTCGGGGAAGTGGGCAAACACCATCAGTGCCATCAGTTTTAACTGATCCAAGTCAGGGTAGTTCGCTTTGCCTGTCTTGTAGTCAACAACATAAGCGGTATCGTCATGCACGATCAAAAGGTCCGCGATCCCGCGCACCCACCGATTCTTGTCATTGAATGGGCATGGTGACTTGTCCCGACGCAGAGCCATCTCATGCTCAACCATCTTCTGCCCGGGAATGTTCTGTAGTTCATCGACCATGTTCTTAAACCGCTGGTAATTCTCAGGCAGTTCTATCCCGTCTCTGACGTACTTTTCTAGGGCACTGTGGACTTCCTTCCCGTAGGTCAACGCATGGGTGATCTTCTGCTCAAAGTTATTGCAGACCTTGATTTCGTAGTATCTGCGCGGACACCCAACAAAGTCTTTAAGGGAAGAAAAGGACCACTGAACTTGATTCATTTTGGCATCGCGTGATGGAGTCGGTTTTTCATGGTTCGTGCCTCGACACATAACTCAGTTGCGGCTTCAAGGCAAGCCTTGTATTCCCTATTATTATAAAGTTGTTCTACAAGAACCACCAGTCTGCGGACGTTAATCATGTTCTCGGCGTGATCGTGATGCTTATCGACTTTCATTAACACTCTCCATAGGATTTTCCAAACGATGCCTCGCAGGTGATAGGCAAACCCTTTGCCCATTCCGGCTTGGTATTCATGCACTGCACAATAAATTCCATGGCCTTGTCAGCCTCATCTTCAGGCACGACGCACACCACGGAGTCATGGACTGTCAGGGCGGGGCGGTAACGCTCGGCAATCATAAGCATTTGTTCTGCCACCACGCAACGGGCTAAACCCTGAACCACGTTCTCGACCACAGACCCACCCCAAATATTGACTAATCCTTTTCGTGACCTGTAGACCATCTTGGCTTTGGACTCTGATGTGTCTAACTGTAATTCAGGATAGCGAATATAGAGGCCAGATGGCAATTGCAACCCATCTTGGAAGTGATTGACTTTCACGCAATCATGTGCACCGATGTAGTAGGACTTCTTTTCTTTATCTCTCTCGCCATGCAGGGGGCCGTCCATTAGATCATAGAGCATGCGGTCGCACTCATCCCATAGTTGGGGGATCTTATGAAATAACTCTCGGTAAACGGTGACAAGCCGTTTGGCTTCGTCAAGATCAACGGTTACTCCGGGCGGTTGGGTCTTCAATGTATGCTGGAGTTTTGCCGCTCCTGTGCCATAGCCCAGTCCCAAAATGCAAGTTTTTCCAACAAAGCGTTCAATTGGGTTTTCTTTGCTAATTGTTCTGTTATATACCGCCGATGCAAACGACGAATAGAGATCCTCGCCCCGCGCAAACATCTCAACCACGTTGTCTTGTCCTGCCAGCCAAGCAAGGATGCGCGCTTCAATCTGAGATGAGTCGGAGTTGATGACAACGTAGCCATCCGGGGCCATGACGGCGTTCTTAAGGGCTTTCTTTTTCTTATCGCGACTCGGCAGGTTTTGAAAGTTGATTTTATCTGACCCTGCCCAACGCCCAGTGTGTGCTCCGTAATACTTAAGGGGGATGGGCACTCGATCACTGTTCCGGGACGCAACATCAATGAACCGCTGGATTCTAGATTCTTCAATAGTAGATTTAGTTCCGAGCCTGACACAGCATAGACTTTGGATGAACGTGTCGGGATGCTCTTGGAGGGCGATAAAGCCCTCATCGTTTTTCGCCAACGCATAGGTCTCCTTTCCTGTACGCAATGAAATTTTTGTGGGGGGCGCCACGCCAAATTCTTTTAAAAGCGCCGCAAACTTTGGGTTTGATGCCAGTTTTTGCCTGACCTCTTCTTCTGTCTCGCACTTTAGTTTTTCTTTTAATCCAGCAAGCAGGTCTTGCTTTTCTTGTTTCAGTTCGACCAGCCTGTCTTGCAGAAGTTGCGAGTCAATGTAGAGCAGTGGTTGGAGGAACATCCTCAGCGTCAGGTCGATGAGTTTTACTTCTTGTTCAGGAAAGTCCTGCGCCATCTTGGAGAAAAGTTTGTAAGTTAACTCCACATCATTGAGGCAGTATTCTGCGTAGCGGCTTAGTTCATCGGGCTGGAAGTCTGCCAAGCGTTTCCCCTTGGCGTGAATAACTTCTTCTCCCTTGACACCGATCTGATAGCGCTCGGCTAGGACTTTGAGGGAACCACCAGCGTCCACCCCATGAAGTGCCCGTGCCATGCACAATGTATCGAGATAGGTGTGCGGGAATATCCGACAAACCCAAGCCAATATCGCGCCATCAAACTGAGTGTTGTGACACAAAAGCATGGACTCCGACCAAGGAAGTTTGCGTAGTTCCTTAATTAGAGTTTCACGTGGACCTGAAACCCAGTATGCCGGGGCATTGTTTACCTTGATCCCTACGCCGATCATCTCAAACTCAGGCGAACGCACGTACTCTTCTGTGGTCAACCGACTCAATGAGAATGAGGTGTCGTAGTAGGTCTCAAAGTCAAGCGTAATGAGATTCATTCTTCTAGGGTCTGTATAAGTTTGTTGAGATACCACTGGGCTTTCTTGAAGTCTTCTACCGGAGACCCTTTGTGTGCGGCTCTGCTTAGATACTTTATGCAGTTGCCCTGCAAGAAACCAACAAACGCTTCGGGCGTAAGTTTGGCCTTCATAAAGTCAATCGTCTCAATGCCGCCATGCGTGTAGTGTGGTGGGTTGTTTACCATGTCCTTTTCGCTCATACTGTTTTCCTCACAATGTATTGATAACCAACGTGGACAATTTTCAATTCCTCAATGAAGATGTTCACGAACGCATCGATGGCTGGTTTAGGGACGTGGTTGGGTCTAGACATATCTCCCCACAGGTAATCATCAAACACCATGATGCCGTCCTTCTTAAGCAGGGGCCAAGCCACGCATGCATCGGTCAGTACGTCTTTGGCAATGTGCGACCCGTCAATGTAGATGAAGTCGTAGTGGGTCGTGGTGTCATGGTGTAGTGCGGATAGCCCCGTGATAGAAAGTTCTTTCCATTTGTGGACTACACGATTGGGGTATTTAGTTTCTAGCACTTTGACGTTGTAATCAAATCGTTCTTCAGCCCCGCTCATCTCACCATTAACATGCTCTTCTCCACCTTGCCATGTGTCGATGCAGACAATCTCCCCACCATCCTCCATCATGTTCTCAACGATCCACGTGGTTGCCCTGCCCTCGTAAGCACCAATCTCTAAGAACTTCTTACGTTCAGGGAGCATGGGAATCAGATGTTCCCACACAGGCGGCGCCCAACTGAACCAATCTTTAGTAAATTTATATTCGCTCACTTAAGGTTGCCTCCTGACTTGATGAGATCACCACTGTAGACATACGTCCCGACGTGGCTCAGTTTGATGAACGGGTTGGCGTAAATCTTCCCGCCGTGTTGCTTCCACAGATCACAGAAGTGATAGTCCTCGGACAGCAAAGCCCCCGTCTTATCGATGCTTGTGGCAAAGAACTCATGGGTCAAGGGCTTTATAAACTCACCGTCTTTGTCTTGTACTGTGGAAGTGCGATAGGTAGGCACATGATTTTTTAGGATCTCAAACACCCGACGCTTGATGAGCATGAACCCCGTACCGCCATGCCGCACTTCGATCACCCCATCTTGGTCACTCTCGGCAACCTTCTGTCCGTGGTTGAAGTTCATTACATATGCACCAGCATAGTCTTGGAGATTGTCGTGCCCTTCTTTCGCCGCTTGGTTTACACGCTCCCAATCGACTTCCTTCTTGGGGTAGATGCCACACACAATGTCTTTGTCAGCCGCCATCAGGGACGCTACATCTTGCCCCGTAAACTGAATGTCGGCATCGATAAACATCAGGTAGTCCAAGCCCTTCTCTAGAAACAATCTAGCCAACTCGTTCCTAGCCCGTGTGATAAGACTCTCGTTGATGAGGTATCCGTAGTAAAGCGGGACACGCACTTCAGCCATGCGCTTGGAGAGGGATAGGATGCCGTTGAGATAATGGCCTGTGCACATCCCGCCATACATCGGGGTTGCCACCATCATCGTGGGGCGCTTTTGTTCTTCACTCATTTCAAAACCTCCGGGGGTGGGACTCTGCCAGCCCAAATGTTGGCGCAAGTCATTTCAAGTTCAAGGGATGGACGGGGTGAAATTTTAAGGGCATCTTTCTTCCCCGCTTCAAAGATTTCCACCATGTCGAGTGCTTTGATGTCTGATCCGTACTGTGCGCCGATAAAGAACCAAATCAATGCGCCAAGA